CTTCAGTTGCTGGTATTAACAACAACTACGGTGCAGCTACAAACTTCGCAAACACATGCGGACTTATCTTCCAAAGAGAAGCTGCTGGTGTTGTAGAAGCTATCGGCCCACAGGTACAGGTAACTTCTGGCGACGTTTCAGTTGTATACCAAGGTGACGTAATCCTTGGAAGACTAGCTATGGGAGCAGACTTCTTGAACCCAGCTGCTTGTGTTGAATTGTTCGCTGGAACAACAACTAAGCCTGCTGCGTTTGGTGCTACATACCCAGCTAACGCTTAATTTTTATTTTTATACGGGGGCTTCGGCTCCCTTTTTTCTTATGGCTACCACAACTATTGACACCGATACCGAACTATCCGCAGTGAACTCTATACTGGGAGCTATCGGACAATCACCTCTAACTGAGCTAAACTTCGATAATCCAGAGGTATCATTTATATTTAATTTATTACGTGATGCAAACGTAGATACACAGACAGAAGGCTGGCATTTCAATACAGAGTATCATGTAAAATTTACACCTGATGTAAATAAAAAAATTGCAATAAGTGCTGACATAGTTGCCATGGACTTGCATGATAATCAAGCTCGTAGGCACCATGACCTAGTGCGTCGTAACGGCTTTTTGTACGATAAGACCGATCATACAGATGAATTTGATGGTGACATAGATCTTGATATTGTTAGACTTTATGAGTTTGAAGATCTACCTGTTCCTTTCAAACGCTTTATTATATATAAAGCATCTAGAATCGCAGCTACACAACTTGTTGCTAATCCGGGCTTGGTAAGATTACTAGGAGTACAGGAGCAACAAGCAAGAGCAGCACTACAAGAGTATGAGTGCAATCAAGGAGATCACAGCATGATGGGATTCCCAGAAGGCACTGCATATCAAACATATCAACCATTTAGAAACCTTAGACGATAATGGCAGGCGTAACACAAACCATTCCACAATATTCAGCAGGCATATCAGAACAGCCTGACAACCTAAAATTTCCGGGTCAGGTAGTAGAATCTATTAACGCAATACCAGATGTAACCAAGGGTCTATTTAAAAGGCCGGGTGCAGCAAGAGTAGGAACTGATGCTTTAGCTAATGTTCAGAGTGGTGGTTCGTACTTTCATTACTATCGTGACGATGAAGAAGGCTCTTACATAGGCCAGATAGCTGCTGATGGTCAGCTCAGAGTATGGAAAGCTGATGGTGACAACCCCGGTGCAGCACAAACTGTTGTGTATGGTACAGGTGGACAAACAGCAATACAAAATTATTTAGCAACAAGTGACCCAGAAAACCTACAATTTCTCACAATTAATGATACAACTTTTGTTAGTAGCCGTGATATTGATAATGCTAACACTATCGTTGGGACAACATTTTCTGGCACATATTCTCAGTCAGGCACTACAGTAACAATTACATTTATCAATCACGGTTTATCAGTTGGTGATAATGTAAATGTGGATTACACAACAGGAAATGGTGTAGATGGGGATTTTTTAGTACAAACAAAAACTGACAATACGTTTACCTTAACTGCCGCTGCTAGTGCTACCACATCAGGTAATGTTACAGTTAAACCTTTAACAGATGCGACACCAGACACTCACTTCGCATTTCTAGAACTAACTAGAACTGAAAATGGTAGGCAGTATGGTCTAAATGTATACAATAACAGTAATACAACTACACTCAATCGTGCTACACGTATAAAAATACAGAGTCATACTCTCGATGAAAGTGATGGCACAGGCCATTGTCCCGGTATTGGCACTGAAGTATTTAGTGTTGACTCTGGTAGCAAAACTAATCTTATATTTAGACTTACAACTCTAGGTCAACAAGGTGTTAGTCCTAATTATAGTGCTAGCTCTAATGGGCCGGGAGGTAATAACTACAGATGTAGCTATCAGCCAGACATAGTATTATTACATGGCGGAGAAGGATGGGTTACAGGTGATACAACTACTGTAACTATGGAGGGTTTTAACTATACTATCAGGGTAGAAGATCACGAAAGCACAGCAGTAAAAGCTAACCTAAAACTTATCAGGCCAGAGCCAACACCATTCGATGCTGATACAGCTGTTACTGCTGATACTGTTCTTGGTGGTATACTAGCTGAGTTACCGACAGGGATTACTGGTACAATTATTGGTACAGGAATGTACTTATCTAGCTCTAGTGCATTTAATGTAGAGGTAGTAGAAGAGGACTTGATGAGAGTCATGCAAAGTTCTGTAAACGATGTAACAAGATTACCTAATCAATGTAAACATGGATACATAGTCAAAGTATCTAACTCTCGTATGTCAGAAGAAGATGACTACTATGTACGTTTTGATGGCGAGAATAACAGAGATGGATCTGGCTCTTGGTCTGAGTGTGCAAAACCCGGTATACCAAAGACTCTTACTAATATGCCTTTGGTTATTCAAAGAACAGCACTAGCTAACAAAGGTACATCTACCGAAATAGCTACCTTTACAATCAAACAGTTTACATATGCTGATAGATTGATAGGTGATGAACGTACAAATCCGTTACCAACCTTTGTAGGTAAACGTATAAACAAAGTATTATTCTTTCGTAATAGATTAGCTTTCCTATCAGGGTCAAATGTTGTAACATCTAGACCCGGTTCGATTGCTGAACCAGACTTCTTTGCCGAGTCAGCACTAACTGTATCAGCATCAGATCCTATTGATATATCATCTGCATCTACATTCCCATCAGAACTATTTGATGGTATAGCAATCAATGCTGGTTTGGTAGTATTTAGCACAAACCAACAATTCTTACTTGCATCAGATGATACAGTTCTAAACCCTGATACTGCTAAGTTACGTAGTATATCTACATTTAATTACAACAAGGACATTGCACCGATCTCATTAGGCACTACAATAGGTTATGTTGATAACTCTGGTAAGTTTAGCCGATTCAATGAGATGGCAAACATTAGTCGAGAAGGTCAACCAACTGTTGTTGAAGTTAGTAAGATTGTACCAACACTTCTGCCGAAAGATATAGACTTACTTACTAACTCAAGAGAGAACAGTATTATCCTGTTTGCTAAGTCAAGCTCTACTGACAGTTTAGTATATGGTTATAAGTATCTAAATGTTGGTGATAAGAGGCAGCAAGCTGCGTGGTTTAAATGGAAGCTAAATAGGCCAATACTATATCATTTTATTATAGATGACGAATACTACTATCTAGATGCAGATTACTATTTGCAAAAGATAAGATTAGTACAAACAACAGAAGACCCTAGTATAGTACAAGACAATGTCGACTTCTTACTTCATGTGGATAATCATACTACTGTTAGCGGTGGCAGCTTTAACGCAACTACAGATACCACAACCTTCAGTAGTGTGGGTTGGCTGAATACAGTCACCACACCTAATCACGATTTAGTTGTGATTGATACAAATACTAACTCAGCACGAGTTGGTAGATATGCAAAGCCTACAGTCAGTGGCACAAGCTTTACCTTACCCGGTAACTGGTCTGGTGTCACACTTACTATAGGTTACATATACCCTTACGAAGTTCAGTTTCCTACATTTTATCCTATGAAAATGGCAGGCGAAAAGACTGAATCTGATGTAAACTCTTCGTTAGTGGTACATAGAATTAAATTACATTTTGGTAAGATAGGACTTTATGAAACAACACTCGAACGAGTCGGTAAACCAGACTACACAGAAGTATATGAATCAACAGAGCTGGACGAGTATCAAGTCTCTGATGCACCATATATCGAAGAGTTTATCAAAACTGTCCCAGTCTACGAAAAGAACACAAACGTAGATGTAATACTACGATCATCTCACCCAGCCCCAGCTACGCTACATGCGTTATCATGGGAAGGTGACTATTCACCCAGATTTTATCAACGTGTCTAATTATATACACCCAATCACTTTGGAGGCTGCTACAGAAGTGGCCTCTAATCTCCGTCCAGATGACCTCAGAGAGGTTAAAGAAGGGCATGGGATAGATCCTACCCTCCTACCATTTCTGATGTCTCAAAACCGATCCTACGTGTATTTTACAGTGCCTGACGGCAAGACTGCTGGCATGGCCGGAGTAGGAAAAGAAGGTGACATATGGATGCTTTGCACTCCAGAGATACACCGATATCCGATTACATTTGCAAGAGAAGCCAAACGGTATGTCGATAGCCGTGAAGAGCGACTCCTTTGGAATATAGTCGATAGTAGAAACAAGGCACATCTTAGATTGCTTAAGTTTCTAGGCTTTAAGTTTTTACGTAAGTTAAACCATGGGCCAAACAATGTAACATTTATTGAATTTTGCCGTGTGCGTAGACGCTAATGCAGGGGCTAGAGCTGCTGCTAAACAAAAGAAACTTGAAAAAGATGCTGTATTTGAACAAAAAAGATTACAGTTTTTCAACAAAGAAACTACATTCGCAAGAACTCTAGATAGAAATATTATTGGATACAGTCGATCACAGGCTGATGCGAGAAGTAGAGCTAATCAAATACAGGGTAAAGGCAGAGCTATGAGACAGAACGCTGTTGCCAAGTATTTCAGAACTAAAAAAGTAAACGAGGGTGGTAGATCAAGAAAGTATGGTCGAGCCCAATACCAATCATTACTTCAAAAAGAAGCACAAATACAAAGAGCTATAGATAATGCGTTTAGTCGTGATCTGGCTTCAATGCAAACAATCAATCAACGTAGATTCTTAGCTATGAACGCTAAGGCTAGAGAGAATCTAGGAGTACCAGCTTCATATGGTGCACCTGTAATGATGCCTCCTTCTGACAGACTTAGTGGTGCTTTAGGTGTCGCAAGTCAAGTTGCTGGTATAGTCAGTGCTTTCTCAGATATAAAATTAAAAGAAAATGTAGAACAAGTTGGTGTATCACCACAAGGTTACAACATATATGAATTTAATTATACAGGTAGTAAGGTACGATTCCGTGGAGTGATGGCTCAAGATGTACTTAAGAAAAATCCTATGGCTGTAGGTATAGATCAAAACTACCTAACTGTTGACTACAGTAAAGTAGATGTCCCTATGGAGGTAGTATGACATCATCCTTTAGACAACCACGAGATCCGTATGCTCTAGGTGCTACCAACTATTTAGCAACAGCTCCTGATCTGACAGATGCGATGATTAAGGAGCAAGATGCTAGTATCAAAGATACACAAGAGTTTTACCAACAAATGGCAGAACTCGAAAAACAAAGGTTTGAACAGAGAGATAAAAACTTAGCTAATCTTACAAGTCTAATTAAAGACAGTGTAACTATAGTTAAGAAAATACAACAGGCTAACGACGATAGAAACGAAGATGCTGAGTATGTAGATGACTATGAAGGAGAGCGAGACGATGAACAAGCTCAAGAAGATATAGAAGGAGAAGAGAAAAAAGTTGAAGCCGATCAAAAAGTACTGGCTGCATCAATAGACGAAGAATCTAAAGATCCTACCGCAACTTCACAACAAAGGGACGATGCTAAAGATGCTGCTATTTCTCTTCAACAAGGTGGCTATAGTTATAACGAAAGTTTAAATGTAAGAAATAATCTTAAAAGAGCTGGTCTTGAGTATAAGACTATTCTAAACGGAATGATTATTGACAATGGTTTCGGAGTCTTAGATAACAGAATACTAAATGATGCTCTTACTAAAGACGAAGCTGTAGCACATGTAAGAGAGTTACGTAAAATATACATGCAAGCATTTATTGCACAAAGACGTGAAGCTGGAGATAGAAGAGCGACTCGAGGTGAAATACGTAAATATCTTGCAAAAGAAATGCGAGCAGCTGAAAGAGCTGTACTACTA